GTAGGAATGACTCCGTCCTGAAAGAACAGGAACGGGCCACAGATTCCTCCCATGTGTGTGGTGTGTCGAGAATCCATCCGCAGAAGATATGCACTATATCTCTGCGTCCCAGGAAATAAGATTTGTTTCCCATCTGGAGTTCCTCGATACGATGACCGAGGAAAGTAACCATTTTCCAGTTACCTTGTCCCCGCTCAAAAGTCATGCCAAGATCCTTCATTCGCATTATGATCATTTCTGGTGCAACATAAGGTGCGAGCTCTAAATCATAGGCATAAGTATTGTCGTCTCCATAAAGAGATATCCACATGGCCCTTTGAAATGCTTCAAAAGGGTTCACGAGGTTTATCCCTCCGTTTGCAAGAAAACAAAATGCGAACATAAAGAGGTGACCGATCGTATTGTCATCAGCAGTAAGACCAAAGCCACTCTTCATTCCGCCCTTGGTCATGTAAATAAAACCATCGGGAAACAGACACAAAGCAAAGATAACGAATTTGTATATATACAGTATCCTATGCCAGTTTGCTTCCGTTTGATCAGATTTACGGAGCCACCCAAAACGAATAATTGCAATTTGAATTATTACCCATTTTAGCATGTTCCCATCCCAATCATTGGCGTCGAGATCAGCTATTTCATCGTGCTCCATCCATTTTCGATAGAGTTTGTCAAAATCTAGCCGAGTCTGTCTCAACCCAATGCAACTGGGCGTGAAGAAGAGGGATTTTTGCAATCCCTCACGTTGTCTTTTGAACAATCGTTGAGTGATGAATGAGTGGACCAAGGGGCCAGCAGCATACATCCTCGTCTTACCAAGCTTAACTTTCTCAGTTGGGCGGACTTCGTCCTTAAGAGATAACTTGAAATAAGAAGGTGGAGCACCAAGAATTGATGTTCTTTTCCACATGTCTTGCATGTGCTCCAAAATGGCCGGATCTTCCAAACAATCACCTTTTCTAGTGTGAATCAAATTGTATGGAAACCCTGGGCTGGTGTCCGGCTCCATAGTATCAACAGCCTCATCAAAACTGATAACCTCAGTGTTGG